AGTTCCCACTCACGACCCATATAGCAGAAGATGCCGATAAGAAAGTGGAAGACGACGAGTTGATAAGGACCCCCATTATAGCAGTCGGGGGAACCATATGTTTCCATATGGACTGGACTATATCTTCACCCTATTATCTTCATAAGGTGTCGGGCGCTAATGTCGTATTACTCAACACGCTTGTTGAACCGACTAGTCTCTGAACCTTCCACAGAAGTATCGTCTGTGGCTTGGCTGCTGATTGGCGTATTCTCTAAAACCCAACTGCAAGAAATACCACTCGTTAAAAGTCTATTTCCGTTAGCAACACTATTAAGATGTGAAGGATAAACTTTTACCCCATACTTTTCCAGTATCATAGAACAAACAGTTTTAAGTGTTTTATCTTGTTCTGGATTAAACTCAACATTTCCAAGATGTTTACCAATAGACCGTTCAGTTAGTTTTTCGTAAATGTGAAATACTTTCTTATACTTTCTATTAGTTAGAGTTTCTTGTGTTGCATTTTTTGGATTTTTGTAGGCAAAGTTGATAAGGTTTTTACCAATTTTCTGCCTAACACTTTTAGGTTGTTTAAGAGCAGCAGCACGAAGTTGTCCGCTTTCTTTTGCAACCTTACCACCCTTCTTACCTGCAAGAGAAATAACTTGTTGGATTATTTCTTCTTTTGAAGAATACCCTGCAAGTGCTTTCCAAGCAATCATATCTTCTTTATTTTCCCAAAGACGCCAGTTGCAATAATGAAACATAGCGTGTTGTGTTGGAGAAACCTCTACAAGATTTTGTGGTTCGTCAGACCCACCAAGATATTTTGGAGTAAGATGATGTTTGTGTTTCATAAGAGAACTTAGCTTTCCAGCAGTTCACCCGATTTAAAGTGACCCAATATTATTTATAAAGCCACTCATCAAGACTTGCTGCATCCCAAATATTGTATAGATGCAATCCGATTGCGTTGCTAGAAGGAACAACAGCACCAGAGATGATGTTGTTGCCCCACATAAGAGAACCAGCAACTGGTTCCCTAATACCATCAATGTCCACCGGGGGTGCGCCAACGAAGGCGATGATGAAACAAATCGTTGCTGCAAGAAGAGTAGGAATCATCAGAGTACCAAACCAACCCACATAAAGGCGGTTATTGGTAGAAGTAATCCAATCGCAGAATTGATTCCATGGATTAGATTGTTTTTGTAAAGCAATTGTAGCAGTCATTTAATTAAATGGGTAGTAAATTAGTCCAGGAGGTGCTGAACGGTACAAGTATTCCTATGCAACCCTCCTGCATAGGTATAAGGGACGTATTTAGACTCCCATAGGTCTCGGTTAGCGGGAGTGAGTAAGAAATGTTTTGATTTCTTAACAATATTTAGTATAATGTATTTTGGAATACATGTCAATAAGCATAAATACTCTACTTCGAAGTTGATCTCGGAAGTTCTGGATTAGTTACCCATCTATAAATAGATATAGAAAAATCATGTTTCAAATATAATTTCCAAGGCATTTTTGTTATTTTAGATATTTCAGAAAGCATTTCTTCTTTTCTTAAATATTGCTCAAGATCTCCTTTTTGCGGATGTATTTTTTTTCTTGCCAATTTCCCAGTTACACGAGACCAATCCACTCCCACAGAAAGCCAGTCTTCAATAATTTGCCAATTCAAATTATGTTTTTGTTTAGCATAATCAAAAGAAATTTGATCTCGATTTAGTCCAATTAAAGAATATTCCCACCAAGTATCATGAAAAATATTCATTTCTTCGGTGATTGTTCTCCAAATGCAGCATAAAATTGGACTAGAATACTTATAAAAATTATAATTTTTTTCTTTCAATAAATTACAAATTTCGAGTATGTCTTCTCTAGTACTAAAAGATCCCACATATTTCTCAATCGCTTCTTCAATAAAGTTAAATTTTAGAGGATGTCGAATATGAGTAAATTTATTTTTTTTAAATATTTCTTTTGATAAATTTACCCATTCTTGAGTTTGAACATAACAACCATCAATCCAAACAGTATCTTCACCCTCAGAAAAAAACTTATGTGGATTGATTTTGGGATAAGAAGATAATCTTTTAGGACATTCTAGATCACAATAATCTCGAATATCTATAAATTCCCATGGACCTTTTTTTTCAATCGTTCCATCATGAAACATGACATAACGAACTTCTGGATCATAATAATGATCTGGAATTTCATCATATCCATTTGTAATACAAGAGTATATTATCATAATGATTTATCCGAAGATATAATATTATTATTGATCATCATATCATAATGATCATGTTTTGCATAAAAATGTGGATGTAATTTAGCATATTTCCGCATTTCATCAATAAAGTTTTGTTTCATTTTCCACTGAGAAATTTTTCCTCTTTGTTCATGTTTTTTCTTTCTTCCAATTTTAGATCCAGACCCTAAAATTATTCCACAATCATTTCTCTTTTCAATATAATTTGGGAAGACATTAGTGAATTGAATAGCTGCATCAAAAGCAACTTGATCTCGATTTGGTCCTATGAGTGAATATTTCCACCAACACTCATTAAATTTTTGATTTTCTGAATTTGTTGTTCTATAAACAATAGTACACAAAGGACTACTATATTGCTTGAAGTTATAGTTATCATCGAATAATAATTTTGTGAACTCAATTCCATCATCAAAAGAAAAAAAAGCAGATAAAAATCCTTCCAGCATTTCATCGTAATAAGAAAATTTAAATGGATGCCTAAGAATTGTAAATGGAAAAGTTTTTTTAGAGACTTTGACAAATTCTTCTGTCATTACATAACAACCATCAATCCAAATTGTATTAGATCCTTCTTCAAAAAATAAATGTGGATTGGTTTTGGGATAATTAGATAATCTGAGAGGACATTCTAGATCACAATAATCTCGAATATCTATAAATTCCCATGGATCTTTTTTTTCAATCGTTCCATCATGAAACATGACATAACGAACTTCTGGATCATAATAATGATCTGGAATTTCATCATATCCATTTGTAATACAAGAGTATATTATCATTTCATTTTTATTAATTGGAACTACTTCAATTTCTGAATTGTATAATTTATTTTCATTTTTATCAATTGGAACTACTTTAATTTCTGAATTGTATAATTTATTTTCATTCTCATCAAGAACTTTATTTGAATGAAAAGATAATTTTGAATTAGTAACTAATTTATTTGAAATATTTGAAATAAAGACTTTTAAGTGTTGAAGATCTGAATGTTCTAATAGTTCATATGATTGTGAATATTTTTTATTCCTAGTTGTATGATTTAAATCTACAATTAATTCAATTTTATGGCTGGAAAATGTTTCATAATCTGCCAAGGAACTTGCTATTTGATCTCTTATATCACCGAAAATAAACCACTTATGCCAAGAATTATTCCAATCAATAACTTCTTTATTTATTTTTCTCCATACACAACAATTGATAGTTTGATCATACATCCAACATTTATATCCACTGTTATAAATTTTTTCAGCCAATTCATAACACTTCTCCTCATCTACAAATCCACGATAATAAAGTTTTGCAAATTCTTCAACTAAAGTTCGTTTTGATGGATGATTTTGTAGTACTAAATTATGGGTTTCAAATATTTTTTTTGAAAAATTTACAAAATCTTCAGTTATAATATAGCAACCATCAATCCAAACAGTGCATTCACCATAGTCAAAATATAAATGTGGTAGATGTTTTGGATGATATGATTTTTTTGTATGTGAATTTTCATCAATATCAAGTTCTATAAATTCCCATGAACCTTTTTTTTCAATGGTTCCATCATGAAACATGACATAACGAACTTCTGGATCATAATAATGATCATTCGATATATTATCATACTGATTTGTAATACAACTATAAATTATCATATAATTTTTTACATTTAGCTATAAGAATGTATTTCATTACCACAACAAAGTATATCTAATCCAGGAACATGTGCATTTTCCAGTTTGGATGAAATTGGTTTTCCCCCAATATTCAATGATGTATTTAACAGTATTGGCAAACCAGTTTTTTCTTCAAATTTTTCTAAGAGTTTATAATAAAATTTATGATCGGAAGTTACTGTTTGATGTCTACAAGTACCATCAACATGAGTAATTGAATATAGTTCATCGACTAATACTTTACTATTATATAGCATATATGGATTATTATCAATATCAAAATATTCATGTGCTTTTTCTTTGATTACCGAAGCACCAAAAGGTCTCCACCATTCTCTTTTTTTTACTTTTTGATTGAGAATTTCCTTTCCATTTTTAACTAAAGGACTCATCAAAATACTACGATTGCCAAGTGCTCTTGGTCCAATCTCACCATTTCCCTGATACCATCCAATAATTTTACCAAGTGCAAGTTTTTCTGCAATGAATTCAATTGTATCATCTGATGGATTTTCTAATGGTCTTTCATCATCCTGAATAAAAGGAAAGTTTGGAATATTTAAATTCTTTACAATATAATTAAGACATCCAATTGACAATCCTCCATCATATACATGTGGTGGAATATAAAGATTATATTTTTTTCGAAGTTCCGTATTAATTACAGTGTTTAACATTACTCCACCAGAACATGCAATTAGTTCATTCGAATCAAACTCTTTAAAATATTCTAATTGCTGAAGTTCACATGCCTTATGTACAGTTGCAACAAAATTCTGAAAATCTTTATCAGTACTTTTTGGTATTTTTCTTACCCAAGGTTCAATAAAATCAAGAATATTCTCTTCGTTAATTTGAGATGCCAGATTTAAATCAGGAACTCCATATGATTGCAATCCCATAATTTTTCCGGGGAAATCTATTTCCAATCCAGAAAAATTTAATACTGTTCCAAGATATTGTAAATATCTTCCAGCACCCATTTTTTTATATCTTTGAAATTTTGTTTCAGTTTTTATTAATCCAGTAAATCTTCCTTTTGCCTTTGATCCAGATCCTTTTCCATCAAATACCGCATGTTGTTTAGCACTTGATAATGTGCTAAACATATGAGCAATATGGTGATCTAAACATATTGTATCATTGCATTTTATATGGGGGAAGGATTCGTTGACCAAAAATTCTTCTCCATCATATGGTTTTCTACCCCTTCCAATTCCACCTTTATGAGTGTAAACCAATTTATCAACTTTGGTTATATTCCAATCATTTAAAGTATTTGCATACCATTGACTTTTAGCTTCGTGATGCTTTACTCCAAAGTATCTTTCAGATTTTCGATACTTAAATTCACCATCAATCAATGCACAAATACTGGTATCGTGAAGTGCATCACCTATTCCTACAAAAATATTATTCATTCAAATCAAATTTTTGAGGTTGTATTTGTCCACATTCTTCTCCCATTCTTTTATTAAAAACTTGTCCCGGTTCTCGAAGAAACCATCCGGTAGCAATATATTTAGAAATATCTCCAGTCAAAAATCCACCTCGATGCATATGAGTATAACATGCAGGCCAAAGAACTAGTGTTCCTACACTAGGTTGAATGGATAGTTTTTGATGAAAAAATTCTGTTGCTCCACCATTTTCATGAGGAATATCATTTAGATAAATCATCCAAGTCAAAACTCTATCCCGATATCCAAAATCACCATTCTCGCAATGCCATGTATGATACCCTCCACCAGAATTAGTTTTTTGTATTTTAGTAGTCCAGGATGAAACTGGATCTGCATTTTTTAGTAATCCTGGATATTCTGAAATGTATTGCTCAAAGGCTTGTCCAACTATACCATTAACATTCATTGCCATTTGAATGTCCATTGTTTCCAAATAAAATTGAACATCTTTTCTACCAAGGGATTTCCCAGGAAACTGAGTAATACCTTCATTAAATAAACTCACTTTTCTTTCTTCTGTTATATGAGAATTTACATTCTCCTGTAATGTATATTTTCGTTCAAACCAATATTCAAAAATAGTAATTAGTTCTTTGCAAAAGTTTTCATTTGCAAAGTTTTCAAATATTCCAATATGATCTATAATTTTCATGAGTTTTGTTTCTCTAAATTTGCTTGATTTATATAAACCTGTGGTGGTATTCTACCACAATATTCATCTAATTCCATAATTTGAGAAATGTTTTGATCCTGTCCATTCATTTTCCAAAATTCATCTAAAGCATTTCCACTATCCTTATGAAAAATATCAATATGCTCTTCGTGAATTGCAGATCCTAAGTCTAATCTATAGTTAAAAAGTGGAGTAGAATACCCCTTTCCACTATCCAAAATTAGATCTTCGGATACTGCTCTTGGTCGAATGTTTTGATCAATTTTCCATTGATTTCCTCTATTATGCAATTTCATTATTTTTATTGCATGATGTCTTGTAATTAAATAACATGCAGCAGAAAAATCATTAATAAACCGTTGGTGCAATTTCAATGTTATTCCATTTGGATTGATAATTGTAAACTGACAAGTATCAAAATTAATTGGTAATTTTGATCTTACATCACTCCAAGTAAAATTCCAATACTTAACAGTATTCATATCCAAATCATCTTCCATAATCATGATTTCATTGAGATCTGTTTTCTCAACAAAATATTTAATTGCATTCAAATGAGATAAAACACAACCAATTTCACCGTTATTCATATTGTGAGGTACACTTCCTTTTAAATATGAAGTTGGATCATCTTCCTTACCATCAATACCAGAAATTCTTACATGATCATAGATTTCCCAATACTTGAATTGATTTTCCATGTATTCCTTTCTTTGAACACAACGATTTAAATTAATCCATAAGCATTTTGGAAATCCTTTTAGTTTGTAGGATGCTTTATTTTTGTCCACAAATAACACCCCTATCAATTAAATATTTCTGATTATTATAATACTCAATTATATTTTCTTTGGGAAGAATTTTTAATTTTTCCCAAAGAAATCTATTTGATTCAATATGTGGATTATTAAACCAAGAATTTTGAGTTCTTACATGCTCCAAATGATAAACATAATCATTGATTCGAGCAACATGAGAAAGTGTATTAAATCGATTATATCTTTCATCATCTTCATATCCATAGGATACAAAGTTCTCATTTTCCATTCCAAATCGAATATATTCTTCTCGATCAAAAAATTGACAGAATCCAAACTTTGCATCATACTGCCTCATGCTTGTAAATGCAGTAAAATTAAAATTACTGTTTATAAAATTAGTAACTTCTTCATCTGTGGCACTTATTTGAAACTGAAAATTTCCATAACCATACGGATAAACAACTTTAATTGGTTCCGGTTTTATATTTGGTTGTTCTGGATTAGTATATCCATTCAAAATAAGATGCCTTGCATGTAAATATGTCTCCTTTGGAAGAAGAACATCACTATCATAATTGACTACGATTGGAGTTTCTGCATTTTGAATCATATCATTGAGAAGTCGTGTTCGATGAAAAATAAATTCATCAGTTTTCTCAAAAATATAATTAATATTTTTTACTTTATCTCCAACTGCATCTTCAATTGTAGGAAAAGCAGATTGCATAAAGATTTGCTCCATGTCATATTCTTTTATCATGACATTGGTATTAAAATTTCGAAGCAAATAAATCATCGTTGTGATAATATTACGCATTCTATCTTGACTTTCAATTCTCAATGGAATTAAAAAAGTAACATCTTCCAAGGGCATCCAGTTTTGTTCCAATATTTCAAGATCATTATTTTTCATTTAGATTACCTCCCAATTTGAGCAATAGAGATCAGAAATGTCGTGAGACGAAGTGTAACCACTACCGAACCAACGACTGGGTGCAATAATTTTTTTCTTTTCATTTTCAGATAACCATGATCCCCACCAGGAAAATGATGAATTTGCAATAATAAAATCTTCACATAAACTCATCATACAAAGATCTGCAAGATTGTCTCCTCCCTCAGATATCAAAAATCTATCCTCAGTAAATTCCCGACTACACCATTCTGGATCATCAGAAAATACAATCACATTTCGATTATTATCAAATTTTTTTAATGCTTCATCATAATACTCTTTCGGACAAGGGGGATGATTGTCCGAATTTGAAATATAATCTCCTCGACGAACGTGTAATGCAATTGGATTTTCTACACTTTGAATCATATCTTCACATGGTCCAAGAATATCATTTTTAAATTTAAAATTTTCTCTTACTTCACTTTGAATATGGTAAAAATATTTCGCAGTTTGAAGATATCCAAAAACATTGTGATTGTCGGGAATAGTATTAAATAAATCCTCATCAAACGAAAATGTTTTTTCCTGAACATATGGACCATCTACAAATTTAATATTGACTAAACTTGTAAGTTTAAATGCCTCAAATAATTGATGATCATTCCAAGGATCTTGAAAATTACTAGGTGGAATTGCAAATTCATAATCATTATGATCTGCAATTCCCATGAGTCCAGCGTACTGAAACATTTGATTTCCAAGTCTCCCATGACGACCTAGATGATTAAATCCTATCATATTTCCTCTTTAAATATTCAATCTCGGTTGATAATAAATGTTCAACTTTTCTTTGTGTTTGATTTGCATGTTCACGATTTGAAATATGAACATCTGTCATTATTATAGGTTCTCCATATTTGATATACAACTGATAAAACATATCACAATCCAAAAGTAATGTAATATTTTGATCAAAATATACTTTCAAATCTTTTCTCATTGCAAGTATGGATGGAGAACTAAATGTATTCACTCCTTCTAAAATTTTATCATTCCAGTATGGAGTTTTAGCATTATAATGTGTTCTACCATCATCAATAGAATGTGCAAAACAACTTACTGCCCATTCTACATCATTAACAAATACTTTGTCAAGTTCAAAAGTAAGATTTTCTGTAAGAATAAAATCATCTTGATAATGAATTTTTAAAATTTCGCCGTCAGCATACTTGATTGCATTATTTGTATTTGCAGAAACATTGCCAATATTTTCTTGATATTTAATATAATTAATTTCAAAGCAATCTGCATATTCTTCACATGCTTGATATACTTTATCGTCTTTACTTTGATCGGAAATCCATACATTAAAGTCCTTGAATACTTGATTATTTAATGCATAAAAAACATCAAGTAGATAATTATATCCTTTACCATGGGCTTCATAGCAAGGAATACAAAAACTGATTCTTGTCATAAGTCCAATAACAATTCATACGCTTCGCAATCTTCACTATACAGTTTACTATAAATTTGAGAATCAACATCTTCATGAAGAAACCATTCTTCCATAGTACATCCACGATTCTTTAAATTTTCACCAACTAATCTATATCCATTTTCAAAAAATATATTTCGATGAGCATAAATATCTCCCCATTGTCGATATGCATCATGCTCATACGTCACACAATTGAATGACAATTTATCAAAAGGAAATTTTTTCAAACACTCCAATGTTATCTCTGGTGGTTCTAAATCAAATGACAAATAATCCATATGGTATGGTAATTTTAATTCTTCAACTGCATGGACATAATCAAAAATAAGTGCATTGTCTTTAAATATTTTTGTATTTTTTCGATCTGCATTTTCCCACATCAAACATAATTCATCATCAAGTTCAATTGAAAACCCTTTCCAATTATATTGTTCTTCAAGAAGCCATGTATTATTACCAATTTTTGGTTGTCCTCCTCCAATTTCAATGAACGTACCTTCTTGTTTTGCATCATTTACAACCAACGCAAAAATATCTTGCCAAACTTGTGAATAGTTTGTTTTTAAATTTTTCATTCCTTCGGGTTTGATTCTTAGAAATGAATAATCTTTTTGTATGTAGTTTGTCTGATTTGATCCGTTAAATGGCATGATTTACAAATTCAGTAATTTTTTTAGTAAGTCTGGGTACAACGTCATTTTCTCCATAAAATTGTTTTGCAATTTCATAATTTTCTTCGATTGCTTTTATTTTTTTCTCATATACATCTGGAGACAATAAATCTAAAATATCATTTAATTCTTTTAGATTTTCAAATTGATAAACTCCATTCATATTAAACCAATCTCCTAAATTTGGGCAACCAAAATAAATTGGAATAGTTTTACTTGCAAAACAATCAATAATTTTTTCTGTAAAATAATTTTTTTGAATCGAATTTTCTACACATATATGAAATTTTGCATTATAAAAAAAGTCATTTCGAATTTGATGAAATGGTGGAGACATATGACTAAAAATTTCCATTCCATTAATTTCATCTATCGGATTCAAATAATCAAAAATATCTAAACGAAGTTTATGCCCCAATGTTTGAGATTTATTACTAGTGACAAATGTTATTACATCTTGCTTCTCAATATTTAGATTGTCAAAATCTAACCACGAAGATCCCCAAGGAAATAATTCTGCTTGAGGGTATTCGTTCAATATTGCTTGATTGAATGTATATATTTTATCAAAAAATATTGAGGAATTTAATGCTCCTTCATTAACTGTAGGTGCAATTGAATATGGTTCTGCTAAAAATAAAATTTTTAAATCTGCATCAAAATTATTTTGAAGATTGTCTACAGATATACTTACGTTTTTATTAAAATCTAATCCTTCTTCACCCCAAGGATTCCACCATAATTGATAAATTGATGCTTTCATTTTATATCTTGAAAATAATAATGAAACCCGAAGGTGTCTTCTTCACTATCAGGTAAAGTTTGTTCTCTGGAAAATTTAGATGCAACTTCTACTGGAGCAAATTTGCATCCAAGTACTTCATATATATGTCGATTATGAACACAAATATTTCCATCTTCTGCAGTAAGTTTTGCTCCCATGTGTTTATAAAATCTACCCCAATTCACATCAAATTGAATGTGTGCTTGTTTGGGAACATCTAATAATTTTTTACTTCGAAGAGTAAATCCACCATTTCCAACTCTATGAGCTTTTCCCCAAGGATCAATAAAAGCATCTTGTTGTTTTTGACGATCCGGCCAAGGAGCTCCAATATAATCATATTGCATCCACGAATCATTCCATAACCAAGGACGAATTACATATCCATCAGATTGAATCAAAAGACAATGACTTGTTTGAATATGATTTGTAAGATTATAGATGCAATAATAACTATAATCGTCAATACTTTTTATCTGATATGTTTCTTCAAACTTAATATAGTCTGGAAGGTTATCTGGTTTTTGATGTCCGATGAGTTTTGCTTCTGCAAATTCTAATCCCTCACAACTTTTTATTAGAGCATATACAGTTTCTTCTAATTTTACGGAAGAGATGCAGCATAAAGTCACATCATTTAATTTTATCTTTTCCATCTCTTACAATCCTATTAAATAACGAATACAAATCGAGTAAATTATTTTCTATATTTTTCGCTCTTACATAAAGATGATCATTATTTATTAATAATGTTTTAGTAATTTTTGAATAATCATCTACCCAAAGAACAGGATATTCCTTATAAAGTTCCATAAGATATTCAGTTTTTTTCATAATTGGAACTCTTTTTAAATAAAGAACTTCCCAATTTCGATGACAATCTACACCATTTCCTTGTGGACAAATCATAAATTTATGATTTTGTATTTGTTTGCAATATTGCTCAAATGGAATTCGATCATCCACAGTAACATAATTGTGTTTACCAAGAATTTTTTTAATATCTCCACGTTCACTTAAATTGGTATCTTTGGTGTGATTAATATAAACTAATTTTTTAGGTGTTACTTCCTTTTCGATCAAATTACTAATAATCGGAATTCTATTATCACTATTATTTAAAATTCTTTGTAATCCATATGGAAAAGGAATTACTTTTTTACCAAAAGAAATTGCATTTACAGCATGTATGGAAATTACATTGTCTGGAATTATTTTATGAATTGTTTCATCGATTGGTGTGTCTTCAAGATTTGTGAAGATGATAAAATTTATTTTCTCAATCTTTCCACAAAGTTCTAAAAGATCATTTGTTTCATGCAATGCATCAATCCATTTCTGATCCCTTTCATTAGAAGCTTTAATTTGTCTTTTATATAATCGAATATTATCAATAAAAAGAGTCATCAAATTTTTTCCTTTTGCAATATTTTGATTGCAAATTGAAATAAATTCTTGATTGACTAAATCAGCTTGTTTCATGAATGCTCCAGGAACTCTTCCCAAACATCCAGCCTGATCTCCAAATGAATAATCACACAGATTTGAAACTGCTACACCTTCAATAAAATTCATTTTTTAATATATTGCAAAAGTTTATTTTTATTATATTGAATATATTCCGGAAAACTATTATCAATTGGAACAGTTCTTAGCTTAAAATAATCTCTACCACAAGGATCTTCATTATTTTCGATTCTACTTTCCATTGACATTTTTAATTGTTCTATATTATGTTCTTGATGAGCGTATGCTTCAATTTTAGCACGAACTCGATCAGCTCCACCAAAAAAACTCCAATGCCACCCACCACTCATTATTTTCCAAGCATCTTTATGAGATTGCCTTAGTTTATCTATACTAGTAGTTTTAAGATGCTCTAAAGTACATACTCTTGTTCCCATCCAATTATCTTCTACCTGAACATTTAAGTAATAATAATAACAAGGGCCAACCATTACATAATGATTGCTTCGATCAAACCAATCACCCATTCTTTCGACAACCAACGGATTTGCAATTTCATCAGCATCACTCGTGAATATAATATCATCATCCTGTGCTTCTTGCAAAATTCCATAGATGCAACTGTCTCTGTGAAAAACATCTCTTTGATAGTGCATTGGAAGTTTATATATGTTATCTTCCTTCAATGGTCGATGATATAATTTGCCGTCAATATAATTTTCAAAATTATCATTATTATCTATAATCACATTATGTATTATTTTATCATCCCATTTTTTAAATCTTTGACGATTTTCCTGAAAATATAATTGTTTTTCTTTTCCAGTAAATGTAACATTTGCTTCATTGATCACAAAATAATCTACATAATCCCCAAGAATATTCATTCTGAGTTCCAATAAATCTAATTCATTGAAGAAAAGAAGAGAATCAAATATTTTCATATCTTATATTCCAAAATAAATTTTCTTTGTTCATTTGTGTTTTTCCATTCACCTATTGGTATATAATTTTTCAAATTGCAAACAAATACTTCTATATCAGTATTAACAATCATACTATAATTTAAATGTTCTGTCAACATTAAATCCGTACAATAAAAATTGCGAATATTATTTGAACACAAAGCTGCTGCAACACAAAAAGTTCCTACTCCAGAAGAAGCTAAATTCTTTGCCGACATTAAAGTTGCAAAATCATTTTCTATTGAAGAAGACTGAATTATTACTTTTGAATTATTTTTCAAAATCTCTACAATTGGATTGTGATTATCATTTTCAGTAACAATAATTGCTTGATCAAACTTATCAATTAACGATTCATAATAATCCAAAGGATTAGGAACGTAATTATGACCATCTTTATGTTCAATGCTAAAAATATCGCCACTACGAACATGAATAACAATAGTATTATCTGAAAAAAGTTCTTGCTTAGGGATCTTAAGACGTTTTGAAATGTGATTTTTGCAGATTCTTCGTATATTTTTTCGAACGTATTCGGAATCAATATCGATTTCTTTATTTGATCCTTCCCAATAAAAAAATTTTGATAATGCATCTTGCGAATTATCACCAAAAGAAACATTAATTGTATCAATTGTATCATGATTTATACTTTCAAATGTTCCCCCAATCAATTCTGCAGCCATAATACCAACAGCACATTGTTGAATATTATTTCCAAGACGACCATACCAATGAGAAATCTTAAGTGTCATTTTACAAATAATATTCTAGCTTCTGCACCATTGCTTTCAAAACTTTTCCAAATATTTTCACTTACTATTTGAGGATCTACATACCAATCTTCATATGGATTTCCTCCATTGCAGACATCTGCAGATACCAATTGATATCCCAATTTTTGTAAAAAATTTCTTGATAATTCTTTTGCTTGATTTCCATCTTTATATACATCCGTCTCATATGTAATTACAGAAAATCTATATTCATCATGTGGAATTTTTTTGAGAGCTGCAAAAGTAGTCATTGCAGGTTCACAATCAACTGATAGATAATCAATTTGATTTGTCTTCCATTTCAATGATTTTATTTTTTTATTATAATCAAACTTTGTAGCATCAAAACATTCACATTTGTTTGCCCTAACTAAATTATAAATTTTTGCCATAGAATCATCAATATCTAAAGAAAATCCTTTCCACTTAAATTGACTTTCAAGTAAATATGTATTATTAATAACTACAGGATTATTTCCACCAATTTCAATATATTTTCCTGAAGTTTTTCCATTCAACATTGTGAGAACAAAAAGGTCCTGATAAGCCTGTGAAAAATTTTTTTCAATTTTATCAGAATCTTTGAATAAATTCTTTAGTTTATCCGTTTCAAAATTGTACTGTGTATTCATTTGATTCAATTAATATCCGCAACTAATTATTCAAAAACATTATTTAAGATTTGATTTTGAATCCAATTATATGTTTTTCGAATTCCTTCTTCAAGTGTTTGTGAATAATCCCATCCCAATTTTTGTCGGATTAAATCATTATTTGAATTACGACCACGAACTCCAAGAGGAGCATCCAACTTGTGCATTTTTTGCACTGGTTTACCCGCAACCTTTGCAGCAATATCGACAAGTTGATTGATAGTCACCATTTCTTCGGAACCAATATTCACTGGTCCAATGAAGTCAGAGTCCATTAATCTACGAGTTGCTTCAATACACTCATCGATATAAAGGAAAGAACGAGTTTGTTTTCCGTCACCCCATACCTCAATAGTACCACCACATACTGGAAGTTCTGCTACCTTACGGCAGATTGCTGCGGGTGCTTTTTCCCTTCCGCCTTTCCAGGTCCCTTCTGGCCCGAATATATTATGATATCGAGCAACACGTACAGGAATACCATAGTTGCGATGATAAGCAAAGTAAAGACGTTCCGAGAACAGTTTTTCCCATCCATATTCAGAATCTGGATTTGCTGGGTATGCAGATTGTTCACGACAATCAGGATTATCAGGATCTAACTGATTATGTTCTGGATACATACATGCGGATCCACTATAAAAAATTTTAGTGAAATTCATGCCAAGTTGATCATTAAATTTTTTCTGTTCTTCTAGAACATTTAGATTAATTGATACTGAATTATGCATAATGTCAGCATCATTTTCTCCAGTAAAAACAAATCCTGCTCCACCCATATCGGCAGCAAATTGATAAATTTCATCAAATGCTTGATGATATCGATGTGGAACTGGATGATAAAAATTTCCCTGATCTCCTTTAAATCTTATACATCTAGAAACAAATTCTACATTTCTAAGATCTCCAACAATAAATTCATTTGCTCCGGTTTCAGAAAATTCTGGTTGTTTTAGATCAACCCCACGAACCCAATATCCTTCTGAACGAAGTCTTTTTACCATATGGCTTCCAATAAAACCACCTGCACCAAGAACTAATGCAGTTTTAGTATAATTTGACATACTATTTAATAAAAATTATTTGTACATATTATAATAAATTAATTGCAATTATGCTCGCCACTTATTTTTTAATTAGAAATAAGAAACTAAGCGGGATTACCTCATCCACACCAGTCGGCATAATTTATTGTGCATCCGACGAGCACATGGGTCGATTTGACTCCACCACCTAGTTTTTATAAACTAGGAAAATAGACATATGAGTTTAGATATTTCTATGCTAGAAAAAAATACACATAGAAATACCATATCCCACAATTTATATTTAAGTGCAAAAGGAAACGTCATAATTCCTCCTACACATTTTATTAATAATCCATTTTTAAAACTTCCCCATAACATAATGTAATATCCAAATATAAGAAGAATATTACCCAAGTAACGAAGAATACTTGTTTTTGTCATTAGTGAAGGCTGGATTTTTGTACATTATTCCAAAAATTATTTATTTAGACTAATACACCAGAATCCATCAAATCATATTCAACACTATCAAGAATTACATTATAATCCTTTTCTGCATCATCATAAAAATAAACTCCGCGAGACTTATAATACTTATAAAGTTTATCATATAATTTTGGATATTCTTCATCTAGATAGATGTTTCCTTCAATTGCTGCAGTAAGTTTTTTAATATCAGTTTTGAATTTTGAAAAAAATGGACTCCTGGACATTTTTAAAAATTTGTTTACTCGTGTATTATAGCAAAAATGCTCTCGGTTGTCAAGAGCAAACGGAAAGAGTGAGATTCGAACTCACGGAGGATTTCACCTCGACAGTTTTCAAGACTGTTGCCTTAAACCACTCGGCCACCTTTCCCTATTTAATTTCAAATTCCATTTTACGAACTTTTCTTTTCTTACGAGATTCTTGATATTCAAGATCTTCATCCGAAAGATATTTTCCTTCAAATGAATTAATAGATTTTACCACAATCACCTGAGAAAGGTCAACTGCAGAAATTTTATTATCATTCAACGTCATCATATTCTGGCATCCACAAATCTGTTTTTTGGAGGAGCTGGTCAATTCTGTATTGCAAACCTTGCATCTGATTGTTAAGTTCATATAATAGTACCTTTATGTTATCAATTTCTTCGTGAATATCTTGATGATGAAATCTTAATGGTTTTTGAATTAATTTTTGAAATTTGGTTTTTTTCATGTAAAATCATTTATATTATTTACAGTTTTAAAATTAATATTCAAAGATATTCTATATTCCTTTGATTTAGTTAATAATGGTGCATGATATGCATTCGAAGGCAAAACTAATAAGTCCCCAGCAATTCCTTGATGAATATAGCATCTATCATTCAATAGATAAGCAAATGCCCCATCGTATTGATTTATTATTTGCTTTTTTAAATAAAAAACTGTGGTTATTCCTTTCTCATATTTAGACAGATCGCAAACAACACTACGCAAATGATTAGGAATATTTAAATGATGATGCAACACACATTTTCCCCAATCTAAATTTGATATGTAAAAAAA